CTGTAGGAATTGTTACAACGCTATCTCGTTCAACTCCCCTAACATCTTTTAATATCTCATCAAATCCTCTTGCTTTAAACTCCTCAGCATTCTTGTACTTCTTCGCACTATTATGCAAAGGGTGAACATCATCCGTTGCCGATGTCTCTGAGTCTTTCTTTGTGCCCAGTGAGACATCCAGTTTCCCCTGCTGCCGATCCAACGGCGACAGGACTGGTGTCGTGGGCGCATTCTTCGCAGCATGCCATATTGCTCGCGATACCTTGAGCGCACCTACAATCCCACCAACGCCAACCGTCGCCAACCCACCGGCCAGCAGTGAGTCATAGATATTTTTCAGACGGTTCTCAGCATCCGAGCCGTCATTCGATGCGATGTAGTCAATGACGCTATTAACCACTGGGATGTTGTTCACCGTCTCGAACTCGTTCAGGAACTGGCTCATTCGGTCGAAGTGCGGTTCCAAGGCGCTCCATGATGTCAGCGTATCGGCACCAACAGCCGTTGCTCCCTGCTGGACTTTTGTTAACGCCTGCCCTGCCTGATAAGTCTTGCCGACCGAGTTAAGCCACTTCATATACGCCATGAATGGCATGACGTACTGGAAGAACATCTGTGCAATGCGGTCGTTTTCAGAATCGTTCGCCTCAAGGCGCAAACCGAACTCGTTCACCGAGTTCGCTATCTCTGGGAATGTTTCGGCCACGACGCTGTTGAGCGTGTCAGCGTAGGCTGTATAAGCAGGGCCAATCGCTGGAGCATCGCGCAGAAACTTATCGGTTTCATGCCCGGCCTTTACCGCGCCCTGAAGTGCATTCTCGGCTGTGTCTTTCGCAAACTCACCGACCTTTTCCGGCCCGCCCTGATTTACGAAGTTCTGAGCCTCTGCACGGCTATGCTCTTCCGGGTCTCCGCCCCATCCGGGCAGGTCTCTTTCCCGCCACGCGTTAATCTGATCGCGGCGTTGCGCCTGAAGCACAGCCTCGTGATCCGCAATCGCTTCCCTGTCAGCGCCACGGCGGGATAGGTAATCAGCCTGGAAACTATCGGGCATTACTCGCCCTCCGTTCCAGATCAGCCAGCCGGCTCTCAAACAGCGTCACCTGTTGCTGCAAGGTTGCTCGTGCTTCCTCACCCTTCGCCTCACCGAGTTTCTTGCGTCGTTGCTCGAGCATCTGGCGGGCCTTGGGGATGTCTTCCTCTGCTCGACGGCCTTTGACGCGCTTGACGATATTCCGTGCGATCTCGATGGCTTTGCCCGCGCGCTGCTCAGGCGGAAATGCTTCAACGGTGTCGTAATGTTCCGTGAGTGTTTCCTCGGCTTCGTGCTTCTGCTGGTTGGTCATACCGGGAACAGATATCCCTTCGGGGATGCCTAAAGCTGTACGGATCATGCGTATGGCCTGCCGACCCTGCTGAGTGCCGACCCAGTTCTCCTGGTCCTCGACCAGTTCGCGGCGTTTCTGCACCAGTCCAACACGGGTTTCATAGGTTAGGCTGACATCATCAAGGATCTCATCCTCGGTGAATCCAAGCGGGTCGATGCTGTAGATGGCTGCTGTCAGCTCATCATCAAATGCCGGCCCGGAGTCCTTTGCACGCTTCTCCATCTCGAGCGCCCAGTCAGGATTAAGCCGATCTTCATCAACCATCTTGCGAAGATCAATCTCGTCGCCAGCCATCAGCGCGAGCGTAGCCTCGATCTTGCCCTCGCGGTGCCGTTCCTTGCGCTCGCTATCCTTTAAGGCCTGCGTATCCTCATCGTGCTTCACCCGTCGTGACAGGCGTTGCTCCAGCTTGATCCAAACTTCTGTATGGGTTTCAGCCGACATATTGGCAGGAACAGCGTCAGCAAAGTTGCGAATAAACTCGATACCGTTCCCGCCATCGAATGCCACATCGAACCGGGCCATCACGTCAGCTTCAACCATGCGCTTCATACGGGTGGCATTCTTCTCGACCGCTTTGGTCGGACTAAAAACATCATCCTCAACCGCGCCGGTCAGTATGTCCTCGTATAACTGCCCAGCCTCCGCCGCAAGATCGTCCTCACCGTTGACCAGCATCTGCGTACCCACATCAGCCAGGTCATCGAGCGCCTGGGTCGTCGCAGCAATGTCGCTCTCTCGTTGCTCCTTGGCCTGCCTTTCGATCACCCGGCCCTGAGCCGCCAGCAACTGCTTGTCCAGAAACTCCTGCATCTCCGGGCGCACCTGTGCGGGCATCTTTCCAATAGTCCCGTTGCGGTAGCCGCTCGCCGCTGCATTGAATCGGTCGGTGTAACTCAGACCATCACCGGTATCGTTGTAAGCAGCAGCCTCTATCTGGGGAATCGAGCGCAGAATGTCAGTCGTGGTTTCAGCCGTATAAACCCGCAACGCCCCTCGGTTGTACGCCTGACCCTTGATGCCTGCGCCTTCTTTTAGCTCGGCTTTTCCGGCCAGCGCATCTGCAAGCCCGGCCTGCTCCCCCTTACGGTCAGCGACCTTGGCAGCAACCCTGAACTGCTGCTCGGAAAACCGCGCCATGCGGTCAGCCAGCGAGCCATAAAACTGGCTTTCACTCGCAGCGCCAACCGACGCGGCTGTTTCAAGCGATGAAGGCTGAAAGAAGTCAGGCCGTGGCATCATCCATGCTCAATTTGATATGCGTTTGACAGCCCACTTGCCGCCGCTCCTGCAGCGCCAACCAGGCTCGCTCGTTTCGCGTACTTCGCCCGATCTCGATAGCCCTGCACGCGCAAGTCGGTCGCTGCCCGGTCCGTAGCAAGGCCGAGCCTGTTTTCTCGTACTGCCACATTCTGTGCATTTGCCAATGAACCAGACACTGCCACGCCGCCAGCACCGGCAGTAGCGTTCTGTGTTGCCATGTAGGCATTGAGACGCTTGGTGCGCTGTATCTCACGACTCATTGAGTCTATTTCAGCGGCTTTTTCCTGCCGTTTTGACTCCCGTGATTGCGCCTGACCCTGCTGAACCGTGGAATATACCGATGCCGCCGTTCCAACCAGCGCGAGGATTGTAGGAACCTCAAGACCGCTCATATCTGGTTTGCCTCTACTCGTAAAACCGCTGCCAATACCGTCATCGGATGAGGGTCTTGCTGCGTGAATGTCACCGTGGGTAACTGGTTCCACGTATTGCTGCCTGGTCGCGCCGTGACCATGCCGGTGCGTTGCGGCGGTGGGGTATCAAGCAGCGTCACATCAAGCTGGCGATCAGCAATGCTTTGCCCGTTAATTGTCAGGCCGCGAGTTTCATGAACCAGCGCATCGATCCTCGTGTACCGCTTTTCAGCAGCAAAACTGGAGCCGTCGCCAAGGCTCATGCCCGGCGGCATGGTTTCGACAATCGGAATGAAGTTCAGCCCGACCTCAATAGAGGTCACACCCTCATCCAAAGTAATAGCGCCGCCTGATACCGTCTCATCCGGATACAAAACACCACCATCACCGCGCACCTTAACCAGTTCACCATTCAAGTGACTCAAGTCTGTGATAGCCGTCGTTTCACTGCCGAACGTCTGAACACTAGCCGCATCGGTATAGACGGCCGTGGAAAACCGCTCCAGGTAGTACACCGTCGCATTGCCAATAGTCCGCTCAACAATCGCGTAAACATCATCCTCAACAACACACACCGACTTGAAATTTCCATCAGTCGTCCACTGAGCCCACGCCGCTAGCTCCTGCGACTTGCTCGTCAGCATGACCGCCATCGTGCCGTCGTCATTCACACAAAACAGATAGTTCGCAGTATCCAGGCTGGTGCCCTTTTGTGCCGCAATCTGGACCGGGGTGCTGATTAGGTGCTGCGACAATAACGACACCGACTTGGTGTTATACGCATCCTCCTGCCAATAGAACGTCATCTCCATCAGCTGCTTGCCACGAGCATGAGCAAAGATGGATGAGCCCTCGAGTGAGGCCGGCTTTATCGGCAACGATCCATAGTCAGTCTGTTGCGGTGCTGTTGATGTCGGAACCGCAGGCGTATCAGGAATGACGTGCTCGCCTCCCGTGGTCATAATCTGCATCTTGCGGCCTGGAATCAGCCCGGTGATTGCATTCACCTGGTCCGTGTCGAGCAGGATGAAAATTCCCTCATCATCGAGCGAATCACCCAACCCCATGTCAAAATAACTGTTTGTAATCGAAGCAAACACTGCCTGTGGTTTTGACTTGCAGCCACCAAACCACAACCGGCCCTCGAAAAATGCCGGATACTTCGGCCATCCCCGAGTTGCGCTAAACACGGGTTCACGACGAGATGAGCCTGCTTGTGTCAGGGCCGATGTCAGCGTACCGCTTGCCACAGAATCAATCAGCACAGGTGCAAGCTCCGTATACGCATCGGCATCGGCATCATCGAGCGTAACCGTTACAGCAGGGTAGCCAGAAGCATCTGCACTCACCCCCTCGCCGGTCAGCCCCTGAATACGAGCGGCACTAACGGTTTGCGATGACGTCTGCCCGTAATAGTCATTGTTGCCTGCCTCATCAGGGTAAAAGGTTCGATTGCCGGTCAGCATTCTCACCACGGCAGTCCTGATACGCTCGGCCAGCAGTGCTGTGTCTGCCGTCCAGTACACCCGCTCTGACTCCCACTTATCAGCGAGCTTCAAATGGAAGTAGTCGCCAACCTGCCACACCGGGGAGGTTGAAAATGTCAGCGTATGGATTTCCTCGGTCTTGGCAGGGCTGCTCGTGTCCTGGTAATCAGCCAGCGGAATATTGGTCAGCGCGATTGCTGACAACGTCCATGATGTATGTGACGTTCCGCGAACCAGCTTCCTCAGCTGGTAGTCCTCATGGCAAATAACCATCGTATCTGCGGACTGAGTAACGCCAAGCTCAAACACATTAGCTATCGGCCACGGGCTCACTACCGTCGCCTGCAGCACCCCGTCCATAAAGACCTTGATCTCCGAGTCGCCGAAATAAACCTGATAGGTTTGCTCGGTATTGAACGTGAACGGTTCGAGCCGCCCCGGATCATCGACCGTTGCGTGATGCTCAGACCCCGGCCTGCGGCTAAACCCACCTTGAATCCTTGGCAGGACATTTACAAACTGGCGAGCGCCCTGATAGTAATGCTCAACGTCAGTCCGACCGGCCAGCAGTGGGTCGAGCGCGCCGGATGAGAATGACGTTTGTATGGTCGATACACGCGGCATTACCGTCTGACATCCGTGAAGGGTGAGTCAACAATCGCCTCTGGTGGGCGCTCGCGTGAGTCTGCAGCCATCGCATAGGCCATCACGCCAGGCTGCGCCCCGTTGCCTACCAAATCAGCGCGGAACTGATCACGCAAAGTGCGCGAACCCGTGATCGGTAGTGCCATCTCCATCGCCATCCTGTATTCGACCAGGTCAACGAAAAATGCCGGGAAGTATTCCTCTGTCGGGCGATACACGTAATCAATTGCAATGCCCTGGTTGGACTCGCAATAAATCTTGTCCTCAAACCGCTCATATTCCATGCGTGGATACACACGGATGATGGTGATGACCTTCGGGTTCGCGGGTAACTGGTACGCGTACTGCCACTCATTCAGTGGTGTGTCTGCCAGTAGATCGAGGTCTTTTTTACCGGTGGCAAAGCGCCAGCGATGCGCTGCCAGCAATGACTCCAGAACGGTGTCGTAAAGGTTGCTGCCAACTGTGGCGGCCTTGCTGCCCTCGTCCAGCGATATTACCGGGTCATTGCCAAGCCTGACTGCAGCCCCGGAGATAATGCTGATCTTGGACGCCATGCAAGCCCCTTAAAAGCGGGGGCAGGCCGAAGCCCACCCCCTGTCCACGCACACCGCGAACTCTGGTTAGTCGCTATCGGTCGCGGTAATCGCCGTGCCATCAGACACGTCTACTGTACCGCTCGCGTTCGACAGCACGATATGCAAATAGACGCTCGTCGCACTGGTAGGAGTACCCACATCATCGACTGTTGCCGACATGATGAGATCACCAATCCCCAATACATCAGAAGCATCCTGACCCGTGGTCGTGCCCGCAAAATACCCGGATGCGCGCACTACTGTGTTCGCGTCCGCAGTACGGTATGACCAAAGGCTTCCAGATTTGCCACCGCTCGGGCCGATCAACTGCAAATAATCTCGATTAAACGCCATGACTCTGACCCTCCTTTACGATTCGTCGCAGAGGACTTCAACCATGCCGTCCTCGTCCCTTGCCACTGAGCCGGCTTTCAAAATGCCGTTGCACAGCCACGAGGTTTTCTGGGCGATATAGTTGACTTCCGTGCGGAAGTTAAGACCGGTGGCAAGACCAACCGATGCGTTGTGATAGGCGAACGAACTGCGAACATCCCCGGCTGCAACCGGCAGACCATCCTCGTCACGATCCTCGATGATGTGGAACTTGAATCCCACAAACGTATCGAGATCGCCCTGCACCAGAGCTTTGACCGTGTTGTAGTCAGAACTCGATGCTTCCGTCGTACCAAGCATGGACTCCAGCCCAATGGCCGATACCAGGATGTGCCGGTTTGCGCTCTCGACACCCTTGGCGTTTAGCAGGCGAGAGGCCCGCCGCAGCTTTGCGGTCAAGAGATTAGTATCCGCGCCACCGACCGATGTCGCGACCTGCATGGAGTTCGTTGAAAAATCAACCGCATCAAGCGCGTCGATAATCAACTGATCCTTGCGCCGGCCAATGGCACCCGCGATGGTCTGCGCCAGTTCGCGCTTCTCGTCGAAGTTGACCGTGGCCTGGTCGAAGATGTCGGTGTACTCCGGAGCGTTCCAGTTCTCCAGAGTTGCATAAGGCTTCGTGTGGGCGACGTTCATCGGAGTCACGTCCTCAGACGTAGACTTCTTGTTCGCCAAACCCTTGCCCATCTTGCGGAAGTGGTAGGTGTCACCCACCACACCATCACGGTTCGTCACCGTGGTCGAGATGCCGCCAAGAGTTTGATACGCGTGTTTTACTTCGGTATCAAATTCCTCGCGAGCGACAGAACTGAGTGAATTGCTCATTTTGCTCAAACTCCAAACAAAAACAGAAAGTTTCGGTTCGGTTATTCCGTAATACGGGCCGAGTCCTTTCGGTCTACCGTCACGGGCTGCCTGAGCAGTTGGTCCGCTGGTGACTTGAATACAAAAACTACATGAGGCGCCAACTCATGAAAACAAGGGTCAATTTTGGACGGCTACGAACCCAATACCTGTGCGCGCAATGCGTTAACCTTGTCGCGGAACTTCGGGTCTTTTTCGTACTTTCGCTGACCCTCAAACGGCCCCTCGGTATAGACCTCGGTCTGCATCTTGTTGATGTCATCGAGCGTCAGTGCGTTACCGCCAAGATCATCGCTTCCCGGTAATTTCGATGGCTGCATCCGGGCTTCCATGAACTTCACGAACTTGTACGCATTGGCGCTAGTCAGCGCATCGGCCATACCTTCCTTCAGCGCCGCACGTTCACCCTCGGGCACGTCCTTCATCCAGTTCTCGGCCTGCTGCGTAAACGCTGCGATCAGTTCGGCACCCTTTCCATTCACGCCCAGAGCATCCAGTTCGGCCTGTCGTGCATCCATCGATGCCTTCTGCAACGCACCCTGCTGCTGCATGAACCCGGAGATAACCTCCGAGTACATTTTCTGGCTCAGGTTCTTCTCGGCCGCAAAGCCTTGGAACCACTCGACCAGCGGGTCATCAGCCTCAAGCTTGTAATCAACACCCTCGGGCATATCAGGGGCATCTGGTAATACGAACGCATCAGGTGCGCCGATATAGCCATCAGCAGCGCCGATGGTGGTTGCCAGGTGGTTGTGCGTCTTGAGCAGGCTGCCTACATCGATCGATGCCGGGCTCTCGCCCTCGCCAGGGGTCCAGAACTTCTCGGGAATATTCGCCGGCCGACCGTCTTCACCTGCTTCACCATAAACTTCCGTGTCGCTGTAATCACTCATCTTTCAATCCTTCTTCTGCGATGTGCATTTGGTACAAAATCTGGTTTACCACGTTCTGCTGGCCCGCCCTGAATGCTGCTTGCGTGCCGTTCTCAGGCTCGGTCTGACGCATAGAAAAGCTACCGATCAGCCAGTCCAGCACCTTGCGACCAGCAGGACCGGTGAACGTCTGTTTGATCAGGCGAGCAACAGCCTCGTATTTCTTGCGGTCAGTCTCATCAGGCTCAGGAATATCTGAATAGGGACTCCAGTCGGCGACTTGGAGCCTGTCCACGGCGTGCTTGAGGTTGTTATTCATGCTGCTGCCGTTTCAGGCTCCATCTGCTGTTGTGCCGCCGCCATTGCAGCCTGCTGAATCTGTTCCTTCTCAGCGTCATCGCGCATGATCGAACGCGGCGCGCCGACTCGCTTGACGATTTCCTCGGGGATATTCTCGATCCGCACTGACATCGCCATGACCTCCGGGCCAACCGTGGCATTACCCATCTCAAACAACCGCTGAATCGCCATCAGTTCCTCGGCATCCTGCACCCGAGCCAGCGGTGATGTGTGCTTGAGCGTGACTTCTCGACCGTCGATCTTGATCACCGGAGCCAGCCCCAGATCCTGCATGATTCGCAGGAAACGCTGCACCGTGCGGTCAACCAGTTCGGTCTGGAGCCTGCCGAAAGTCGCGTGCTCTTCCATCATTAAGTCTCGGTCATCAATCGCGATTTCTGTCGCTGACTTGACCGGGCCTTCCGCACGACGCAACGAGTTCAGAAACGTCAATTTGATGTTTTCCTGCAACTGCGTGAGTATCAGGTTGGCGACATTGAAGTCACCAGAGCGTTCGATAGCCTTGAGCGTTGGATTGACGTTCGAGTTACTACCCACGGGTAGGATGATGTTCGGCTTGATCCTGGCCGTGTACGGGTTGAGCACACCGTCAGCCACGCCGGTCCACGCCCCCGAAACAGCCAGCGCCGCATTGCGTAGCTCAAATTCCACAACCTTGTTGGCCGTCAGGACATCGGGTAATGCAGCCATCGCCGGTCCACGCCCCAATACCTCGCCAGGGATCTTGTCGTCACGAAAAACAACCCACGGATTTGCGCCCGGCCCTTGCCCATTTACCTGTGCCCAGATTAGTTGTTTCTCTTCCTCGGCGATCAGGAACGAGACATAGACATCCTCTTTCGGTGCGTACAGCGAACCTTCGATGAGCTTCGGTTCGTGATCAGGCTTGTTCTTGCGCATCGCCTCCCACTTCGCAGGGAAGTCCACACCCGGATATGCGCGATCCAGCACGCCCAGCCGAATTACTGGCGCTCGCCACACGTTCTCAATCAGTCCGCTCGGCCCTTCCTCAAACCGCAGCTTGTCCATCGTTTCTGCCGTACACACAAACGGCTTCTCGATCGTTCCCGCCTCTATCTTCATGGCGCCGGTCGATACCGACATGTCCCGAGCAGCTTCTGGCACGATCTGGTAGAAGTTCGAGTGATTGACGAAGCGGAACATGTCCTCCGTCAACTTCTCTAGCCCCTCGGTTATCTGGTCAGCAGCAGGATCATTCTCGTAATCGGTGCCCGGAACCAGCATCGTCCAGTGCGACCACGCTGGCATGAGCGTGGCAAGCAACCGAGACACGTAACGCTTGGATGCCAGGACTGCGGTGGAATCGTATATGTCCTTGTGCCGGCTGGTGCCAGCCTCTTTGCGAAAGAAGGTATCGCGGTTCGGTGCGGTGAATCTGAAGCAGTCATGCAGATAGCCTTGCCACTGCTCCATCTTGGAGCCGGCCCGCTGGTATCGCTTGATCAGCGTACCGGTATCGCCGAGTTCTGTGGGTAGTGAGTGCGTCACAGGGAACCGACGCTGACCATTGACTGCTTGGCAACCGGTATGCCGGTGGCATCACCGGACATCAAGGATATCTTGCCGGAACGCGATCTACGAAGAGCCTGGAGCTTGCGCCGCTCAGTGGCCTTTACCTTGTCGTACTCATCCAGTTGAAGCTGTTGGAGCCTCTTCTGTTCCGGGCTTGCCCCGCTTCCGCCACCACCGCTCATGCTTTCGTGTCACCAAGTAGTTGAACAACTGCCGCGGCGTGAATACAAACGGTGCGCGTATTCCGAGCACTGCCTTGCACGCCTCCGTGCAGGTTGCCGGCGCAAGCATGAGTGGTGTGCGTACTCGTTGCTTGTTGACCGGAACCTCAACATGGACTGCCGTATTACCAAGCACGACCAGCTCCACGTCACCTGAATCTATCAGCGGCAATACCTCGATAGCCACATGGGTCAAATCTGGCCGCATCCGTATCCAGTTAAAGCCATCCCACCACACGACATAGCAGTGTCCATACCCCGGATGCAGGAACCGTGTGAACCACTGGTTGACCTCGGCATCGGTAAATACAACGTAGTACTCCTGTGTGTCCATCAGTCCAGCGGGCTCCAGTCCTGTTTCATCTCGACCGGTGCGGTGAATGGTTTGACCTTCACATCCTCGAACATCCAACCGCGCATATTCACTGACATATTCAGGTATGCCGATACGCTGTGGCTCGACCAGTCATGCAGCGGTCTGTCCTTAAATGTCTGCAATTTCTCATCGTACTGCCTGGTTGATGACTCCAGCGCATCTAGCAGCCCATTCAGGCTCGGCTCGTCGTATTCGTACTCAGTCTCATTGATAAATACCTTCGGGAATACCGAGCGCGCCGCCTCCATCTGGTCAGGAAGCAACGTATTCGGTGTGACCTCGAACCGCCATTGGTGATCTTGAAGGGCAATCTCGCGCCGGGTACGTACTCTGTGATCGGTGTAAACCCGCTGCTCGATATCGTGAGGACCGAAGTGCTGGCCGAACGACACGCTGAACACCTTGGCCCAGTCCTTCAGCACCTTGAAGTAAAACGGCATACCCTTGTTGCGGTTGCAGTAATGCCCAACACAACGGACCTTGCCCTCGGTTGCTTGAACCATCACGATGCTGTTGCGGTCACTGACGCCCAGATCCCAAAATGTATGAACCTCAAGTGCAGGATCTGGCGGGAAATGCCCAACTCGGCTTTCCTTTTTCATCAGTGTCAGTTCATCGCCGAACAACGCCCCATCGTTCATCGCATCGAAGTCGCAGTAATACTCTTGCTGCACCATGCCTTCGGACATTCCCGAGCCCCGTTCTTCCTGAATCATCGCAGGAGTAATCACAGGAGACCCATCTGGCCGACGCGTGTCATCAACCGTCATGCACGAAAAGAACCAGTTCGGGTTCTTCCTGGCCATCTGCGCCATCTTGTAGCCGTGATTGCGCTGCCTGGCAGTGAAAATGAACGCAGCCCATCCCTCGTTTTCAGCAAGAATAGGACGCAGGTAGTTCCACGCCATCGGATCGGCTACAGAATATTCCGAGTAAATTGTTCCAATCGGGTTGGACCCAATCAATGCATCGTAGTTATCCGACCCAACGCACTGCCACATCGAGCCATTCTTGAGTTCGATCAGCATCTCGGATTTGTTGGTGTTAGCGCGCATCTCATGCGGGAATGCCTGATCGATCATCCTGCGGCCCATTCGATCGATGCCGTTCCAAACTACTTTGCGAGCTTGCACCTGCGTTGGCAGCATGTGCCAGTACAGTCCAACACGCTTCTGCGACTCAACAGCAGCGAGATTAAGTCCGAATGAATCCTTCCCGCCACGACGGTGCCAGACAAGGCAGAACCGATTAATGCCACGCATTCGCGCATCCCACGCCGGTTGCTGATACTCACGGACTGACCAGTTGTTCGGCAGCGTGATGGTTGTCATCAGTCAGCCTGGTCGCCCTTCCCAGACTCGTTGAGCACGATGGTTACGCTCCCGCCGCCAGCCCCGCTCTTATCCTCATTGAATGCGCCGTGATGTTTGCCGATAAGCTCAAGGGATTTATTTGCAACGGCAAGTTGCTCAAGATCGACAGCCCTGTCATGGTTCTTTGCCAATTCCTTGATGACCCACTCTGCGCTGGTTTTGGTCTTTTCTGCGCGCTCATTCATTGCCTTTTCGATAGCTTCAGCGATATCAGGTTTTGACAGGTTTTCTGAACCAATACGATTCGCCGTCTTCTCGCTATACCCCGCACGAATAGCCGCCTGAGTTGCGTTCAGGTCTATCAGGTATTCCTGTACGAATGCCTGTTGTTTTGGAGTCAGGGTGCTCATGCCGCTTTACGCATTCCCGCCCGCCGGCATATTGATCAATTCCTGACGTGTCTGGTACAGCCAGTGCCGTGCAACCTGTCCTCGGGTCGGGTCTCCACAGTCATGGACAGCTTCATCCTCGATCTGCTGGAACAGCCCCATGATCTGCTCGTGCTGCCACAATGCATCAATCAGCATTTCCCTGAGTGTTTCCAGGCATTCCCACCATGTAGGGAATTCCCCGGTTGCCATGCTCTCGACTGCTTTAGCGATCAACGCGCCAGCAATTCGCCTGTCTGCCGCACTCATCGTGGACTCACCAATAACCTCACCATCAGGGCCGAGTATCTTTGAACTGGCCGCGCCTCCAAGGTCAACCACGTTACCATTCTTGCGGTGCTTTTCAATCCCCGCCTTGGCAACGCGTTCGACCCATTCCGGATCGTTCACATATTTGCGCTTGGATTTACTCACCGAGCCCGGCCTTCACCCACATCAAGCACTCGGCCAGTCGGTCACCGGCATTCTTTTTGCTTTTTGCTTCGATCCAGCCTTCGACCTCGGCCAGCTTATCGAGTGCCTTTGACATCTCGCCGGCTTTCATCGTCACGCCGCTGGTGCTTTGTGCCTTGGTGATTTTCCGGTGCAGATCATTTATGGCTCCGGGTATGTTGTCGCCCTTCTCAGGCTTTGCCATACGTCCGATCTGTTCGGTCAGTGTCTCGACAGATGCTCCAATTGATTCACAAACCTGTTCATACTTTTTCATCCCATCACCCCGCGGTTGTTCTGTTCCATTCTGAGTTTGGCCTCGAGCCTTCGCGCTGCCTGCTTGGGCCGTTCGTTGCCGTGCATGGCAGTGAATTCAACGTCCATGTCCAGCAGTGTGTTCGATGCTGCCTGCGCTCGACGTATCCATTCCTCGTCTGTCTCAGGTGCGGGAGGATCTTCACCGGCCCGCACCGCGTAGACCGGTTTGTTGAAATGTTCTTCATTGAGCCATTCAGGCGCGAGAGCGGGTTCGATCTGCTCCAGTCCGGCCCATCGTTTCTGGTGCTGCGCTGCTTTGAGGATCAGAGGATACAATCCAACCATCTCGTTATTGCGCGTGTTTCGCTTTTCCAATGCTGACCAGGCGGTGCGGGTTTTAGCGTCCGTGCCGTCTGCGCCAAACAGCCGGCAGAACGTGACAAAGCGGCCAGTACCTTCCATTTCTTCGATGTCTTTGGCGCTAAATGACTCGAATTCGATCAAGCCGTCTGACTCATCCAGCGGGGCTATATCGCTCGATAACCACTTACTTGCCGGATCGTCCTTCAGTTTCTCGCTGACCGGACGCTCATCGTCTTTGAGCGGCTCGACCTGCGTGATGATGCCCTTCTTCTTCAGGCCACTGATCGCACGCTTGCGGGTGCTATCGGACCCCTTGAGGTTTTTTGGGTCAACGCCATCAGCCATCGCCAGGGCGAAACGTGCCTCGAGCGAGGACAGATCATCACGTCCGTGGATGTCTGTCCTTTCAATTGTTAACTGGTATTCCATTACTCAGACTCCTGATTCCAAAAGCAGTTCATATGGTCACTCTCAGCAACTCGTCAGTTTTGGCTAATAGCTCGCGCTCGGTGCCGTATGTCGCAACGAAAGCCGATTTGTTTGCTGCAAGACTCGGCCCCATCAACTGCTCCGCTTCCTTGCAGGTCAGGCCGTCTGGCGGGACGTTCCTATGGTGGTGAGGGCAAAGGGGTATCGTTGAGTCATGGCCCAGCCGATACCCTTCCGTCAGGTGGTGAATATCTGGCGGCTGGTAGTAGCCATAATGTTCTCCGCAAACAATGCACCCAAGATCACGCAAGGCATTGAAACGGCGGCGCTGTGCTTTCGTTGCGTTCATCCTGCTCCCACCGTCAAAAACTGATCCACTTCCCGCGCCAACAACGCATCGTTCGTGCCGAGAAACTTCGCTATCACCCTGACGCTTGCCTCGAACAGCCGTGAAAACTCCAGCGCGTCCATTGCCGCGTAACTCAGGCTCTTGGCCTCGCGCATGACCGTACCGTCGTACATCTTGCGGTCACGGTAAAACCCCGCCTCGATTGTCACGGCTTTGCGCCAGTCGTCGAACGAATCAAAAGCCTCCTGGTTCTCGAACCCAAGCTGGAGCAGGGCAAAATGTTTGCGGTGAAATGCACCGTTCCTTGGCTTCACTACCTTCGCCTTCACAACTTCACCAACGCCCAGACTGCGCAGATAGTCCTGCGCTACAGGATCAATTGGCTCCAGCTTTCCGAATGACTTTTGCAGCATGAGTTCTGTCATGCGAACAACTCCGCTTGCGGCGATTCCATCCGATACCGCGCTACCGTGCATTTCTCGCCAAACTGGTTCTCGACCTCGGTTGGTTCTGTCGTAATCAATACGCCGCGCTTTCTCAAGTCATTTATGCGAGCAGACAGGCGATATATCCCAAGCAATCGCCATGCCTCGATAGGCGTCACAGAGCCGCGCTGGTTCATGTAGGCTTCAAGTCTGGCGCACTGGCTCATGCGACTGGCTCCCAAACGCACTCATCCCACGACACGACCGGCTCCGGTGTGCGTAGCTGGCAGCGTTTCGCGTAGGTCAGGCGCTTGCAGACAAGTACCTGGTATCTCGATAGCGCATCATGCTCTCGTGGTAATGCCATTACCTCGGCCTTTGCGCCGACAAGATCCTTTCGGCAGTTGGTGAGCGTCACAATATCGCCTACGCAAATCATTCCGACACCACCGACAACGCCAAACGAACGTCATCGCTCGTCTGGCAAACGAAAGCCAGTGCATCGCGTTGCCGCGCCTTCGCCATAAATTCCTTCTGCCCGTCCGTCAGCTTGCCGCCCCTAGCTTTGACCTCTACGCAGAAATACTTTCCGTTCGGGTGCGTACACAAAAGGTCCGGTACGCCGGTAGACGATATCTGGTTGACGTAACAGCCTGCCGCTTGCAGTTGTTCGACCAGGGCGGCTTCATTGGCGTCACGCTTTGCTGCTCGTCGGTGCAGGCTCACTCAACCATCCTCCCAATCTGCTCTGCCGCTATTTCCTGCTGCTTGAAGCCCTCCATTGGCTCGCCCCACTTGCTGCCATCGGGAAGCGAGAGAAATTCCAACCGCGCATCAAACTCGACGCGCATCTCATCCAGCCAAGCCAGCAATTCTGGCGACTGATCCCCTATCCGCTCACGCATCTTTTCGCGTTCAGTTTTGTTCATAGCTGTGCAACCGCTTGTGCTGGTGAGTAATTGCAGGTAGATGCGCGGTACTTGAACTCAGTCATGCCAACCTTGCCGACCTGCCGGAATCTGATCTTCTGGATATGAACCTCTATCGGCGTTCCCGGCGCGTTGAAGTCGCGCCAGATACACAACCCGTTGTCTGCCTTGTTGCGCCAATGTGCCGAGCCAGCAATGTCGTACATCGTCGGCACCGGGTATTGGCCGTCTTTGTCGCGGTACATCTTGGCCGGGTGTGCAACTATCCAGACGTGCACAGAGTGCCGCCGTGCAAATTGGCGAATCTTTTTCAGCGAGTCAGAGATAAACTCCGTTTCGGTGATATGCGAAGGACGCGAGGCTTCCAGTTCGTTCCACGGATCGAGCACCAATCCTGTGATGCCCTTGGTACGAACAAGGCTCCTTGCCACACCGAGAACATTGCCCAACGTCCAGTCATCATCGGGCGGCAAGATCCAGGTGAAGTGATCGTTGCCCCATGTGATGCCGCTCTCGACTTCCTCCTGCGTGATAGCCTCAAATCCTGAAAATGCCCGCCCGCACATCTTCTCAATCAGCCGTGAAGCGTGATCCTCCAGCGGTTGATTCTCGGGACTGAACAAGCCGAATGACCAGTTCTCGTTGCGCGCAAGGTTAACCATCATCGCGTCAAGGAAATTTGACTTGCCGGAATTTGGTACGCCGGTCAGTACCGTCATTTCCCCAGGACGCACGGTATAGAACTCGTCGAGATTCCCCCATCCCGTAGACACTCCCCGATCCCAGCCTTTCTCGTACAGTCGCACAATGTCGCGCTTGAGCGAGATCATCGAGAATGCACCTTCAATCGGGAACGCCTCGGCAGACTTAACGCACTCCCTGAGAACATCCCGACCGTCGCGCATCAGTACGTCATTGGCATCCTTGCACCCTTCCGGCCACCGCACGCGCTTACACGCATCCCATCCGAACCGCCGTGCAAGTTCGGCCTCAAGCCGAGCGCCGGGACCATCGTTGTCAACAGCAATGATCCAGCTTTCAACCTTGTCGATCTTTGCCTTGTCCAGATCCATCCAGACGAATTTGCCTGAAAGATCTTTGGCATCAGCACTCGGCGCACCGTTGGGAACGCTGACAACATTCTTGAACCCGGCCTCCCACAGCGCGAGCTTGTCCATTTCGCCCTCGACAATGATGGTCTCCGCGCCAATGTCGTTCAGGCCGTATAACGCCTGTTCGCCGCCTTTCATCATGCGAAAGGATTTCTGCGGGCCTCGGAATTTGATGTTCACCACATCAGCGCCGCGCAAATACCGGAACTGGATTGCCGACACCTTGCCATCGTGCTGGGGCATCCACGCCTGCCCCACGGTAACGCCGCATTCCTTGACGGTGTCCAGCGAGATATGCCGGTCAACGAAGAAACTCAGGATGTGATGCGGCGCTGACTCCCACCGATCTTCCTTGATGCAACCCTTCCAGTCGCAATGGTGGCAATACCAAATGCCCTCGCTGATGTTGACCGACAGGCAAGGATCTTTTTTGTTCTTACGCCCCGCCGAACATTGCGGGCATAATGTTTTGACGTTACCCGAGCCGGATACCTGGATGCCGTAGTCTGCGAAGGTTTTCATATCGCGGCCACCCGTAACTTCGGCGCAACCTTGTCATATTCATCCGTCCAACCGCCTCGGTTCAGGAAAGTTGTTGGGTGGGGGATGAACTGCCGGTCACTCAACCATTGCTTATCTGACTCTGCCCGTTCGATTACATGCTCCAAAATAATGCTGCCAATCTCATCTAGGTTTTTTGTACGCCAAACAGATTTAGCTTTTTCTTTCCCGACTTTCTTTGGGTAGGCAGACCAAAAATCATCAAATGTTTTGTATATATCTGTCTCTGTCTCTCCTCTCCTCTCCTCTGTCTCTGGCATAGCATCTTGCTTGCAGTCTGCTAGCACGTTGCTAGCATCTTGCTCCACTTCAATAAAACCAATAACTTGCAGCGGTTTTAAGTCAATTTTTCCTTTGATTCCTGCCTCTTTTTTGAGCCAATTTAGATCGTGTGGAATTCGGTTGTTTTGATCGGCTGCAATGGGCATGAGGCAGAACGCTAGCAACTTGCTAGCATCGGGCAAATTGCTGAATTCGTAGTTCCTGTGGATGTCTCGATAGAGTTTTATCCACGGAGGATTTCTATCTTTGTAGTGCTGATATTTATCCCAATTCACCAGCTTAATAACTTTCATCAGGCATTTCTCAGCGGCATTACGCGAAAACAAAAACACACAAAATTAGCCGGCAGAAACCCACGGCAATATCCTTCTATCAGTAGCCATTTAGTGCGAGCCACGAACGTTTCCAGTGCGCGGCTAATGTGGGATTTCTCACGCTCAACAAAATAATCTCGGGATTTGGCGCAGAGCTATGCGTGGCCTTTGCTTTCGCTGAAAGCCGGGTGTATCTATGCGCTACAAGTGACGACAATGAAAATAATCCCGATTACAAAACTTGGTCTAATCCCGCGATATGGCTCATGTTACGACCCTGTGGCCGTGGTAGAACTATCTCTCGGGGTGCCTTGGGCAATAATCGCCAGTTGGTCTACCGTTACGTCCGTGAAATCACGTTGTTTCGCAGCCTCGATGACGGTCAGCCAAACTGATGACGGAATACTGTTACGTTTGCGCCACTTGTATGCGGTCGCTACCTCTGTGCCGGTTTCGTTGGCGAATGCCACGACGGTCGGCCAGCGGTTGATAACGTCAATAAAAGTTTCCATACCCTCGGAGTCTATAGACGTTTCATCTAGTTTGCAACTAGACGAACATTCGAATGACAGGGAAATGGAAAATGCTCAGACTTTTCGTTGTGCCACAGGCAATTAACAAACAGGCTTACCGGGCATCCTTCGCCCGCCGACTGCGGCAAATCCGCGAAGATCTAGGCGTAACTCAGTCCGAAATCGGCAGTTGGATCGGCGTCAGCGGTGACGTGTTCAGTAAGTGGGAGAATCCCAGGGTCGCAAGTCTGCCAGACCTGTGTTTCATATCCCCATTGGCCGACAAGACCGGGCTAGACGAGAGATTCATCCTGACAGGCCGTGGCAAGCCCGTAGCGCGCAAATCCGGCCCCATACGTAACAGCCACTGAATTAACCCTGATATTTGCTCCTGTGGCCTCTCTGGTCCGCTAACGGGCAATTTCTGAGCACTGACTCACACTTTCGCCGTGAATCAGTGGAAACTAACTAGACGATTCGTCTTGACATGGCCTAGATGTTTCGTCTATTCTACGTTCATGCCACCAGACACAGCACATCGGGAGAAAGGAAATGACTACTAACGAAGCACGAAGAACCCTCGAAATGTACGCATCCCGTGAGGAGGCCGTTTCCGCTCAGGATGTTGAGTCTTGGGATGAGGCCTGGCAAATAGCCTGGGAGGATGAACCCACCCACTTCGATGTGGCCGGTGGGAGTTACCACTTCGGGTAGCGGTTATTCGAGCAAGGCGCAGCAGACGCTCGCTCACTGGCCGATCATG